GTCTTTAGCAATGGCAAAGATATGGATCAGCTAGAATACAACTCGATCTATATCACCGCAGATGAACTATCGGCCTTCATGCATAAGTACGATGAAGAAGCTATCGGCGTGATGTCGGACTTCTACGATCCACAGCCTTATGCACAAACCCGACGGCATCTTGATCTTAATATCAAAATCAAATCTCCGCAGCTGAACCTAATCTGTGGCACCACTCCATCCAACCTTATGAAATATATGCCAGAAACTGCATGGGAACAGGGGTTTACCTCGCGGGTTGTTATGATCTTTTCAGACGAAAGGAGCATTGGAGATGATTTTGCCACGACAGAGACCGGGCTTAACACCGATCTTACTCATGATCTCACTGCTATCTCTGGCTTGGTCGGCAAGTTTGAGGTTACGCCAGACTACCGCACCGCAGTTAGCAACTGGCGAGAACTTGGAGAGCCCCCTTTGCCATCCCACCCTAAACTTATTCACTACGCGACAAGACGCCGGGTTCATCTTTACAAGCTCAGTATGGTCTCTGCCATCGATCGCAGCGACGTACTCTTACTCACCAAAGATGATTTCAATCGAGCCCTTGGCTGGCTTATTGAAGCAGAGAATACCATGCCAGATGTATTTAAGGCCGGTGCAGGCAACGCTGATGCGAGAGCGATGGATGAAATCTATCACTATGTGCTTACGATGGGAGCCAGAGGCCCAGTAGCGGAGCGGAAGATAATTAACTTCGCGAAGGAGCATATTCCGCTGCATTCGATCGAGCGCGTGATTGGGATTATGGAACGGGCGGGGATGTTGGTTCAGGCGAGGCTTGATCCGAAGACCGGACTGAAAATGTATAAAGCTTCGGTGCCGGATATCGACACCGAAGGGAACCTTTTGCAATAGCCACGCTAATGATTAAGGCGTAACTGCTGGTGGTGTAGCTGCCACAGGCGAAGGGGTTAGGTTAGGCGTTGCTGGATTGGCTGCTACCGCCTTATCTACTGCATCAGCTGCGGCAGTTAGCTGAGTCACAGCATCATCAATCGCTTTCTGCACGTCCGGATCGGTCACTGGAACAGCAGAAAGCTGAGCAGCCAAAGCTGTATTCTGATCCTTCAGTTGTTGTAATGCAGCCAGAGCCGCAGTATCACTTGCCTGCAACCGAGCAGCAATCGCCTGTAGTTTGCTTACGTCTGCCATTATCGTCTCCTGTGTGAGGCCTACTTTACTTCCTTCTTCAAGCCGGCGTAGAACCTCAGGGTCCGGCTCAAAGACTGCACGTAGTTCAAGTTGTGGCATGGTTAATATCCTTTACTGCCGTCGATTCCACATTACATCAGTTAAATACTGTATAGCTTCAAGGGTCTTTTGATTAATCTTAACCAATTCATTGACGTTGCGTTCGATATTCTGCAGCTGGTTAAAAGCCTCCCACATCTCTCGTTGATTACTTGAGTCTGAATTATCTTCCTTGCCAGTGATGCCTCTAACGATGAACCAAACGCCAACGCCGAACACCAGCAACCCGAAGATCACCTGCAAGATAGGCCAAGGGCCTAAGATTTTGACAAACTCCTCACCCATCACACCGGTTCCGGTTCTTCATTGTGGTATATGCTGTGTAGATTTCCCCAACAGTAAACATAAACCAAAATGGTATCCCCGGCGAAGGGTATCCTCGATCGATCCATTGTTCAATTAGTGATAACACAAATTGGGCCCAAATAATTGCGGAGAGCACCCCACAGATTGCCCTAGTATAAGGCCCAAGTTTGTTCTTGAACATGGTTTGCCCATTTAGCATTAGCCCTGCGCAGCGAGACCAGCCGAGTAAGAGTAGGGCTATGATGAGTGCTGACACTGGTACGTATAGTGTCAACAACCCACCACCGTTGATAACCTGCGGCCAAACTAGACATTCAATCGCAGCAACCATCATACCAATGCCCATGCACCATTCAAATACACGGCCTTCGACGTAGTAATTGAATGACCTTAGGGACATAAAGGATCATCCCAAGCCTTGGGCATCAGGGTCGACATCTTTAGCAGCAGCTTCAAAGGCGGTATCGACTTGGGAATCAATTTCTGCCAGTTTCTTTAATTGATCTGGCAAAGTCGAAGGATTGTTGCCTAGAGCATCGATGATGTTCTTTGTAGGTTCATAGAGAACAGAGACTTCCTTAAGAATTACCGGAAGCCATTTCTCAAGTTGAGTGACGATATTTCCGATTGCGCTTGATGTACTAACACCTTGAGTTAATAGCGGAATGACCTGTTGAAGGACGCTAAAGATACCGAGGATCACATCTAAAGTCATTTTGGTGCTCCTGTTATTGCGGGAGTTGTGTTGAGTTCGTTAATTGCTGTAACGAGGGTATTATAGATTGGGGATGGCCCATTCCCTCCACTAGCAATCGAGGCTTCAAGCTGTGTCCTTGCGGCTCGACCGATGCGAACGGCCTTGATTACCTTTCGACGAGTGTCTGCTGAGCAGATCGCGGTAGTGAGATTGGCTTTGCAGTAGACTAGATATTGTGTAGCGGTGCCTTCGAGGCCATCAAAGGCATTAGCCGCTACGACGACTTGAGTTGGGGTGACCGTTGCTTCGGTTACGATAGAGTAAGCGGTTTGTAACTTCTGCAAAGCAGTACAGGCGCTAAGGCTTAGGGCTAGGGCCAGGATTAAAGCTATACGTTTCATTTGGGCACCACCGATACGGTTTGAGTTGTGTTAACATTCGAAGGGAGAGATTGAGCCAAGTCTGCTTCTTGTGGAGGGAGAATAATCATCGGAGCAGGAATGCCTAGTGCTGCTGGCTTGGCCGCAGCAGCCATGATCGAGGCTCGACTATTGGCAATAAAGGACCAGACTACACTGGCAAGGGCTAGGGCAGGTCCAGCACCAGACATTATGAGATTGACGATGTTGTTAGCAGTCGCCGAAGACAAGCCAAAGACAGTTAGCATCGTACCAACGATAGGCATCACTTGACGAAGTAAGGCCATTACTTGATCTATAGTCATTTTCAGTTCTCCTTAGGTTTGTCGGGGTCTACATCCCAAGCGGCGGATTCAAATGGATCAAGCAAGGGCTTTGGTTTAGTCATAGATTTTAGTTTTGCTTGAACTATTGATGGTTTTACGAGTGGTTTGGGGACGGGCTCTGGCTTAGTGGCTGGTCTAACTGGGGCACCCATCAGTGCTGCAACATCATTGCGGAATGCATTCATATCGAAATTAGGATCGTCTTTACGCCCATGTGGTAGCGCGTACTCTTTATGACCAGCACACATGATTGGTTTGGCACCAACATGTTTTAGGATCGCTGCGCAACCTCGTTTGTAAGCATCCATCTGAACAGCAGGCCACGGTTCTTTTGGGGAACCGTCAGCATTGCTAGTTCCAATGTTCTCAGCCTCAATGCCAACGAGGTGTGCATTGCCGTCTGTAATGCCCTGCCATTGGCCTCGACCCGCGTGCCAGCCTTTACCTGCGGCAATGATGTAGAAGGTGCCCGAACGACCTAGTCCGAGATTACACAATGGCCCACCAAGGTCAGGTCGTCCATCTATCAATACGTTAAGATCAGGAAGATCGCCATGCAGTGGTCCACAAGTGTGGTGACATAGTACACCCAGTACCGCCCCTTCATCACCATGCCCACGATTTTGCCAACCGGGTACTTCAATTACCCGAAGCCCGGCATCTTTTAAGACTTGCGGCAGCCATAAAAGCGAAAATGTCATCGTTTTCTCCTCTTGGCTTCACCATGGGCAATGCCACGCATCCATTCAACTGGGGTCTTGGGCTTTTGCTGACCAGTGGCGACGTCGATGCCGAAGCGGGCAGCGCGAGCAGCGGTCTTTGGGAACCTGCCAGTGGCTTCACCGAAGAGGGTAAGGGTATCTTCGACTGTCTTTCCAGCGTGTTGTTTGCTAAAGGCATCGCGACCACGACGAACGTCTCGGGCGAAATTCGCGGCGTCGTGTAAGGCAGAAGAAATTAGGCCCGCGCCAGGATCATGGCCAGTGGTTAGGCCATACATGAGATCGCGAACGTAGAGAATGGAGGAAGAGAGGCCCATGGTTGCGCCGGATAGGATATGCATTCCCCAACCGCGGCGATCTTCGGTGGTCATGCCAGTGACGGCTTCTTCAATTATCGTTGGCCAAACAACGTAGGCCATGAAGTCACCAAGGAGTTTAGGCATGTTACTTGCGGCCTTGCGTAGTTCAACCTCGCGGCCGAGTTGGTAGATGTCGTTTAGCTGATGCGCCATCTCAATTCGGCGCTGCATAACGGTGCCGAAGAAGCCATAGACTGAGGTCATATAACGATTCAGTGCACCGCCTCCACGGACCATTGGAGGGAGGTTGGTTTCTGCTGTGGACCCATGGGCTCGACGGACGGCTGTGTCTGCAAGGGTCACGGCTTTGCCATGAGGCAGTCCTTCGCCAGTGTACCTCTGATATGCCGCCCACCATGTAGGCCGTGCCGAGACCATATCCGAAACAGCCACTGCCTTCGATCCCCAATCTATGATCCGTTCTCGAACAGTGGTCTTGGCACTGAGTTCGTTCTGTTGCCCACCCATGGTATCCTGCCAATGGCGCTCGCGGCGTTGGAGTTCTTCGGAGTTATCCATGATGAACTTCTTGATAGGCCCACTCCCTGGCTTGGCTAACTGTGTAAAGGCCTGAGCAAACGGAACGGCACCGACTTCGTTCGAAGAAAGCCATGCCGCGGTCGGCCCATGCTTGAACACGGTGAACGGATTGAAGCCAATGTAGGTTGAGATGATGTTCTGTCGGGCTTTCTCTAGGAACGAGTCAGCCCACATGTGGTTCGCAGAACGTATGCCCTCGGCCCCAGCAAGGGAACGTAGGTATGGCATTAGGCCTTCGGCGTATTCTTGGCCATAGTACTTGCCTACGTCTTCTTTGAATAGGCGATCACCGAAGATTTTTTCCGCTTCTAGTAGAGGTTCCCGGAAGTGGATGTCGTGTGCCATCTGACGCATGCGAGATGGAACAAAGTTGAAATCGAGATTGAGGGGATATACTGCACCGGTGCGCTTCTTGATGTAGCCGTTCGAGGTCGCTGCGTGGAAATAGTCTGCGTCGCCATAAGCCGACTCGCGGCTGCGGCTACCAGTACGTTCGGTGGGAAGGCCAGTCGCGGGGTCTTCCTTCCACATTGAGGCCCGTCGAGGATCACGGTCTAGCGGATGATACCATCCAGGAACATCCATGGTTGTACCATCAGCAAAGGAGAAGGTGATTGGCTGAAGCGGTATCTTCTCTACTGTCGCACCGGTCAGCCGTTCGTAGACCTTGTCGGACTTGGCGATCAAGCTCTTAAAGATGTTCCCAAGGCTTTGCGCCCGCTGAACATCTTCTCTAGTCACATTCTTCTGCAACCATTTGAATAGGGCCTCGGGGTCTGCGCCATATCCACGAGCGAGGACGTTCCAATTGGATTTGTT